AATATTGCTGAACAACCAATGACAGTGCGTGAGCAGGTTTCATTGGGCGAAGAAATGCCAGCACCCGAGCCAAGACAGCCAGTAACCGCAGAGGATCTCTCTGCTAACAACGATGACGAAGATAACACATTAAGTTACTTCGCTAAGATCGCTAACGGCGATTAAGTAGCAGGTAGGTGGCCGACGCCCAGGTTTGTAGCCGAGCGTTGGCCACTTCCACCTGAATTGATATTGGTGACGTTGTTGCTATTGTTACCACTGTTATTACCACCACCAACTGCCACCGTTCCAACACCAGAAGAAGCCACTCTATTCGCATCTAACTTTGCTTGCTCTTGTAGCAGCTCTAACTTTGCCCGTTCCTTTTCCAGTGTAGCTTTAGCTCTATTCATCCCTCTGTGATCAGCGATCTGTTCATCAGAAGCCCCAGACATTCTTAATTTATTTTCCATTTTTGGAACTAGTTCTTCGAGTCTCGCCACTCTTTCTTGGGATTTTTTAATGCGGGGGTCTACTTCTGGCTCAGGCTTAGTAACCCTAGACAGATCATCAGATTTTTCTTCCGCTTTTGGCGTCACTCTCTTAGCAGGCTCAGGTGGAGGTTGCGGAGCAGGATCAGCGCTCTCTGTTTCACCCTCTGCGGGAGATGCACCTCCAGTTAATTTAAATGATCTAACTTTCTTTGCAGCAACATCACCAACAAAAGGCATTTTGCTTACTACTTTAGCAATGCCTTCAATGAATCCATTGATTAGTCCATACACCGCCTGCTTGATTAAATCTGTAAAGCTAAATTTATCTAAGAATTTGGCCGCATCTTTAAATCCAAATTTACTCAATATCCAAGAGATGCCATCCTTCAGCAAATCTAATGGTGCACCAATCAAACTTCCTAGCAATCCATTGATAGCACCTGCAATACCACCCAAGAAACCGTCTTGTTCAAATCCCTCAATGGCACCTTTCACTGCATCCCATATGCTCATGATAACAGTGATGGGGTAAAGCAAACGACCAAATATCCTACCAACTGAGCCTAGAACGCCCATAAACTTCGAGCCTTCTTCAGCAAATCCAAATGCGCTTTTAACCATAGTAAAGACACGGCCTATAGGGCCTTCTGCAGAAAAGAACTTTCCGACAGAGGCAATGACTGCTCTGATGGGTTCCATAATGGCGTCGGCAACCTTACCCATATCTGCAATATTTTCAGCACTCATTAATGGGCCAAGTACAGCATTCATTACAGCCCTTACGCCGGCACCAAATCTACCAGCAAAAGTTGTAAAGTCTTCAAACTTCAGAACATCGGGAACGGCACCTGTTAAAACCTTGCCAAAGTTTCTAAATCCTGCAAGAAAATTGGTTTTGAAATTATCGACTATCTTAAGACCGTCTGCTATAGTGTCGGTAATTTTAAGGCTAGCTTTGCTAAAGAGCCCTCGAAAACTCCTAAGCAAATCCATTATAGGATCTACTATTCTCGATATGAGCCCACCAAACCTAGCCAAGAGGACATCTATTTTGAAAAGCTTTATAATTCCATTGAAAAGTTTAGTGAAAGTTCCTGAAATTACATTAAATAAATCTTTTACTGATTTTAATGCTCCAGAGATAAACCCTCTACTGAAAGCAGCTATAGCAGCAACAAGACCCATAAGAGCTAGGCCAGTGTCCTCAGCACCTTTTACTATTGTCGCTACTGTTTTATCACTACCCTTGCTTTTACTGCCTCGAGCTTTCTCACGCCTGTTTTCAAGGTCTTGCAGAGTGTTCTTTTTACCCTGATCTCTAAGTTCGTTCAGGGCACTATTCTGCTCTTTAAGGATATCTACGACGTCATTTAATGTTGCAACGGCCATATCAGAACCCACTTTGTTGTTGTTTTATTCGTTCATTCTCTTCTTTAATCCAATCAACCAGCATACCAACGTAAACTTCTCTTTCCCATGGTATAAGACAGTCTATCTCATCCAATGAATAATTGTGGTGCTGCATCAAACTGAAATTGGTTTGATAGTGGTTCACCACATTCTCATGAGATAGACCTATGAGAAAAAATTCTCCATTCCTTGCACAACCAAATCATTCTTATGCCCACAGACTTCACAGTTAAATTCAACATCATGTCTTAGTGATGGAATACTCTCAATCACGTCACGGATCTTAGAAAATTGTTCAGTGTTCATAGACTCGATAAACTCATCAATCTCTTTCACGCTCACGTCTTTTAGATCGATGCGCTCTTCCTCTGTTAGGACAGCAGAGATGGCACCTCTAATGAGAGCGAATATGTATTCGGATTGAGACGTTCCTGCGTCAACTCCAACGACCTTTTGCAAAATCTCGAAGTTAGGCCACTGTAGCTCTACAGATATATCCTTTGATAATTCAACCCTTTTCTCAATTTCAGGCACCGTCATTTCTAAAGCACCCAAATCAATTTTATATGGGTTTCCGTGATCACAACCTTCACATTTGATTACGACTTCTGAAGTTTCGCCAACGGATTTTGCTCTCAGTTTGACGAACATATATTCAATGTCGAATGATGTAAGCTTGTCCCCATCAAGGTCTTCACAACATGCTGTAATGGTGTTGACCACTGCACGAAGCACGTCTTGCATATTCTGTGATTCAGAAGCGAGAAGCATAACCTTCTCTTCCTTCACAAGAAATGGTCTAAATTTTATTTCCTTTCCAGTCGATGGCTGGATCATAGTATATTGTGGGTAATCATTCAGTTTAGGTAGTGCCATGATATTATCATCCTCTTATTAAAACAGCCTTGAGGTAACCGCCCCAAGTCCAACTGTTGCAAGTCTTTCAAACTGAGACCTTGCTGATGCAGCATCTCCAGTCCATTTTTTGTAAGCAAACGTAACTCCCATTTCAATCAATTGCTGTCCGTTTCCGTCTCCTAGCTGTATTGTGTTGACTGTAATCGGAAACGCATCAATCAATGTACATGTGTATACAGGTTTCGCACCTAGTACTAAGTCTATATCTATCTCTCCCTGGGCAAGATCTACTGGACCAACTTGGGGAAGTCTATTCATAATTTCGGGAGGTAAGGCTGGTATTCCTAAAGATCTATTGAAAATAGGAAATGAAGCCCCCTTCTTTAATTGCTGTATCTTCACCTGGTGCAGGTAGTCTGTGGCATACCCAACTTCGCCTGTGGTTGGATTGACAGCCTTCTCTTGCCATACTTCAAAGTATTTTTTAGCGCCATAGTCATTCATCAATCTGAATGTCATGGTCACGTCTTCATATGCTTGATCGTACGCAATTTTTTGAGTCTGAACACCGATACGTCTTTCCTGGGTCATAACCTGTCTACCCGGTAAAGTCACATTTGTACAAAGGACATCAAGCTCTCTACCGCCAATGTCTAATGAACCTGCAGTAGACGATATAGAGGGAAGAGTAACCCTAAAAAGGCCACCGTGAGCAGGACCTTCTCTCTTAGATATAACAGACTTAAGTGCGTCCACGTTCATATCATTTTCCTCGAATCTTTATAAACCTCGGCTGCTGTTGCCTTCTCCCAGTTTGCAGTCGGAAGAAATGTTGCAATTTCCCAATCGGAAGGCTGTACTTCAGCAAACCTACTACGGACATGATTGCTAAGATAACGCTTATAACAAGGCTTATAATATTTCAGTGTTGATGCTCTTTGAAGGAGAGCGTAATTTAATCTAAATTTTGTAGTATCGTCGAACTTCTTATTGTTAACGGTCTCCATCAATCCATCAAGCATTTTGGCTCGAAGTGGTGGAGGAAGATAATGTAAATTCAGTCCAATAAAGCCACCCTCGGCACGCTTTACCATAATGATCAATGGAAACTTATCATAGTATGGTAATGTAGCCTTATGCTTAGGGTCGTAGTAGTACATGTACATCCTACCCACAAGGCTTCGATTACGAATATTTACCCGCTCCTCTTGCATAAGCTGGGCTCGGTTAATACCCCGTAATTGGGCAGCCTTCTTCCGAAACCATTCACGGGACTCTTGGGTCCTCAGTTGAACGCCCTTCTGAAAAGCTTCTTTCTGTAAGTTTTGAAATATATTGCTCATAGTGTTATTTATGCTTTTTTCTGAAAGGTTTTAGAGGTTTAGTTGATTTTGGTTTAATACCCATCCCCTCAAGGGTCTCTTCTGTCCATACTACAAATTTCCATCCTCTATCCGCTGCAAAGTTCTTAGCGGCCTTCCACTTATTCTGGTTTTTAATATATTCGAGGGATTCAGTTACATATTTTTTAGTCTTTCGTCCCTTATATTCTGGAACGGTTGTCTGCTTTTTTGGCTTTATTTCTATCAGCCACGTTTCTTTGTTATTGAATGTGATTTTAAGATCGACAAAATATCGATGATATTTTTTATCCACCTCATATAAATATGGGACAATGGTCTCTTCTGAAGACCACTTTATGACACTGGGATTTTCATCGCACCATTTGAAGCAATACCTTTCCCATAAAGATCGATATACTACATTGGTAGGATCACCATTGTACTTACTTGTATTTTTCACACGGTATTTACCAGAATATGCCATAGAATCCGTTATAAATAGTTATTGATTTTTTATTTATAGGAAAACAAATGGCCGAAACCGACTTTCCAAATCTGCAGCAAAAACTGCAGAGTCAATTGAATGGCACTAATGGAAGATTAAAATTCCCATTAGATAACCAAGACGACTATAAAGGCCGTATTATCTTCGCAGTATATGATGAAGATGCTACTAGGACTAAGCTTGGTAAGTTTGTTCAAGAAGGCGCTCAGGCTGCTAAAAAAGCCTTAACGGCGACAACAGCAGATCAGATAGATGATTTTTTTGGCTTTCCAGGATCATCTTCGCAAGCATCTAGTAATCCCTCTAATCTAGGAACTCGGTTAGAATCGAGAGACGGTACTGGCATTTCTTCGATATTCTCAACTTTAGTAGATAGAGCACAGGCTGCAGCTTCTGGGGCTGCTAACGATGAAAAATTTAGTTCACCGACAGATATTTTAAAAATAAATTCTGAAGCAGGTAGTGTAGAGCTATATCTACCACAAGCTATACAAATTCAAGACGCTGTAACGTATGGTAACATAGAGCTTGGTGCAATTGGAGGCGCAGTAGAAAACGCTCTCAATACCACACAAAATGCTGGAATTGGAACAGCATTAGAGGCTGCTGCCGGTCAAGTTGGTCAAGCTGCAGGTGGTGCATATGGCATGGTGTCTGGTGGAGGCGCATCAATGTCAGAAGGAATGGCG